GTTATTCCGACGGCGACTAACAGTTACCTGAAGCGTGGTGTCGTGATTGAAAGTCTGGGCACGGATGCGCTGGGTATGACGTTCTGAATACGACTGGGGCCTCGTGGTGACACGAGGCCTTTCAGGTCAGGGGAAAAGTATGTCTGGAACGGCAAGTCTGTCTTCTGCTCCTTTAACGGAAGGAGAGAAAATGGATGTCCGGAGGTTTTGCGGGTATCCGGCTGTTGGATCTCGGGAAACGGGGCAAGAATCCTGGCGCTTTTTTCAGGTTGAGGGGGCGCTGGAATGGCGTATGGGAAATCTGTCGGGTGCGGAGCTTCAGCAGGTTCGACTATATCTGTCACAGCTTTACCCTCTTGAAACGGCCCTTCTTGGGGCTTCGGATAATCTGGATACGGCGCAGGCTGCGAGTTGGTATCACAATGGGCATGAATTGCGGGACCGGGTGGCACTTCTGACGCTTTGGCGTCGTCGTCTCTGTGCGTTTCTGGGTGTGACGGGCGGTCTGGAGTTGCAGGATGGTCGTGCTGTAGTGATTTGAAGGAAGCATGATGCATCTTGAATTGATTGCATCCCGGGTCTGTAAGGGCCATGCGAAGGCTGCGGGTATTTTGGGACAGGCTGGTATGCAGTATCGGCCCGCTTATCCATTGGCGCCGATGCAGGATGTTTATGCTCATCCCATGCTGGCTTTTGACGCACAGGACTCGTTTTCGTTTTCGCGTGTGCCCGGTTGGGGTAAGGTCATGGAATATGTTCTGACGGATCGGCGGGATGATACGTTGGTCGGGGATATTCTGACATGCGCTGGAAAAACGTTTTTCGTAGCGGCGGTGGAGGAATTGAGGCCACCTTTGTGTGTTGCATGTAGCCGTATTGTTCAGGTTAGTGGGGTTACGGGAACAACGGGAAATGTCGTTGAAGACTGTCCTGCTGCAATTGTCCTGAAATCAAAAGGAGAGGGGTCTGGAAGCGGTGTGCCAGGCTCGGTCAAGCCAGGTCAGTTTATTATGTATTTGCCGCGTCTTCCTGGTGTCCTGCTTCAGCCTTACATGACGGTTACAACAGATCTTGATGTCACTTATACGATAAGTACCGCCGAAATGTCTGACTGGGGTTTGCGTTGCACCATGTCGTTGCAGCAGATCTGATGGGAAATTGAAATGGCGGATGCCTCTCAGATGAGTCAGGTTCTCGCTTATGTGTGTGCGGGGATATTGTATCCGGATGGGTTAGAGAAACCGTCCCTTACCGGACGGCAGACTGTTGTTCGGCGTGGCTGGCTTTTGCCAAGTGATATATTTGCGGCTCAGAATATTCGGGGTCATACGGATTATGTGACTGTGACGATGGCTGCGCAGAAGAGGGCGGCTGTACCAGAACCCTTGGGGCGACCATGGCATGTTCAGGCGCGCATTCTGCCGACTGTTTCTGTTCTGCAGGCGGGGCAGACAGTTCAGATTGTTTTCCCGAAGGATACTGTTCCTTCGGGGGTTGTTGGTCTCTGGTACGCAGGAGTGCGTCAGACAACGGCTGCTTATGCGGTGACGGCCCAGGATACTCCAGACAGTGTAGCAGCGGCTTTGGCAAAGCAGTTGCCTCACGGTGTTGCGGATGGAGCAGTTGTGAGTGTTCCGGATGTTTCTCTTTTGGGAAATGTTGTTGGGTATGGGGAATCTGTCCGGGTTAGCCGTCGGCAGAGTCAGCTGTATCGTGTTTCCGTCTGGACAGCAGATGCGAGTGTTCGGGATGAGATTGGATTGTCTCTGGATATGGCACTTGCAGAGAAAAGTTGGATATCGACACTGGATGGTCGACAGGCACAACTGAAATTTGTGAGCGTCGAAGATGTGGACGCTATGCAAAATCAGGCAATTTATCGCCGGGATTATCTCTACGAACTGATTTTTGACGTGCTCCAGATCCAATGGACTGCTGACATGATGTTTGGAGTAGGAACATCTGATATTCCGGATGGGGGAAGTGGCTTTGGTGCCTTTGTGCCTACACCGGAAGAAAGCGTTGTAACACAGGCGCTGAGTGCGATGAATGTTGCGAGGTTGTCGGCATCCTCCTGTTCTGAATATCCGCGTATAGCGTTGAATCAGTTTGGTACGGTTGTGTGTTCTACAGACTGAAAAATAGAAGAATTTAATGAGAAAAAGCTTCATTCCGAAATTGGAATGGAGCTTTTTTATTAAAAGGAGAAAACCAGCGGATGTCTCTGGTTTATCAGGCGGGTACGCTAAATACGACGGCACTGACGGTGCCTAATCTTTATGTGCAGATTGCACAGCCACAGACGCTTGGCCTGACAGGTTCGTCTTCGTCCAAGCTTGGTATTGTGGGAACTGCCGGTTGGGGACCTGTTGGTTCACCTGTGCCTGTGGGTGGCATGGGGGATTATCTGGTGGCATTCGGTGCAAAGCAGAATGCAGTGACGGATGCTGGACTTGCTGTGAATATTGCCGCTCTGCAGGGGGCATCTTCTTTTGTGGTTGTCCGTGTTACGGATGGTACGGATGTAGCGGCATCCGGCAGTTTTGGGGATGTGGCACTTCAGGCTGTTCATACGGGGACAGCGGGCAACAGTATTGTGGTGACGGTGAGTGCAACCGGTTCCGGTTATGCATTGGCGGTTTCACATCCTGTACTGGGATTTGCCAGCTATGCGGGTCGTGACTGGACTACAATTGCTGCGGCTGTCGCACAGGATCTGTCGGCGCTGATTACCGTACGTTTGCCAGAAGTGGTTCCGGACATGGCCTCTGGTAGCGTGACGTTGATGGGAGGGCTGGATGGTGCTGCGCCTTCTGTGGCGTCTTTTGTGGGAGAAGACGATATCGTTCGTACGGGGATGTATGCCCTGAGAGGGCAAGGCTGTGCGATCGCGCTTTTACATGGTGTGACGGACAGTGTGTCGTATTCTTCCCAGGCGGCATTTGGGCTTGGAGAGGGGACGTACATGATTGCGTCTGGCCCTTCTTATGACAGCGTTACGAATGCTGTGTCGATCAAAGCTGCCAGTGGACTGGATTCACCTGCGGTCAAACTGATGTTTGGGGACTGGCTGTGGTGGAATGATGACGTTAATGGAATGATGCTTGTCAGTCCGCAGGCTTTTGCCGCAGGTATTCTGGCCGCGCTGTCACCTGAGCAGTCGAGCCTTAACAAGGCGTTGGCCGGGATTGTCGGGAGTCAGAAATCAGGTCTGACAGGAAGCAGTGCAACATACTCTACGGCAGAACTTTCTACGCTGTTTACGGCGGGAATAGATGTTATTTGCAATCCTGCGCCGGGTGGTTCGTATTGGGCGGTGCGTTGTGGGCATAATGCTTCGAGCAAGGCAATCGTCAATGGTGATAACTACACACGACTGACCAATTACCTTGCGTCTTCTCTGGCAGGAGGAATGGGGGCTTATGTTGGTCAGGTTGTGAACGACACACTCTTTTCGGACATTCGTGCAACGCTTCTTGGTTTTCTGTCATCTCTGCTATCGCAGGGCATTCTGGCTGTTCAGAACGGCGAGTTACCTTACAGTGTTGTTTGCGACAGTACGAATAATCCTCAGACGCGAACGGCTCTTGGTTACGTTCAGGCCGATGTTGCTGTGCGTTATCAGGGAATCAACGAAAAATTTGTAGTGAATTTGCAGGGTGGAACCTCCGTGACGGTAACATCTGGTGGGGAGAGCGTTTGAGCATGGCAAATCCATACAGTATTGGTCGTGACTGCCGGATTACGGTTCTGTGGAATGGACAGCGCGTTGATCTTCGGGATGTGACCTCTTTTGGAGCGTCACAGGAGACACAGGCTCTGCGGGCCAGTCCGCTGAACGGAATGCCCGTGGAATTCAATGTTCCCAATGGGTGGAGAGGTTCGTTTCAGATTGCTCGAGCTAGCGCTGCGCTTGATAATCTGGTCGCAGCAATTGAAGCCGCTTACTGGAATGCTGGTACTGTCGGGAGCGGTACGATTTATCAGTATGTGACGGAGCCCGATGGGACGACCAGCACGTGGGAATATACGAATATTTCCATCAAGCTGAAAAATGACGCGTGGCAGTCTGATCAGATGGTTCATCAAACCGTTCAGTTCTTTGCTTCTACGAGGACAAAAATTTCGTGAGTATTCTTCCGGAAACTGTATCTCTTTCGGATGGTCGCTGTCTTGCGCTTAAAGAGATTGATCCGGCTGATATGTTGGATCTGATCGAAGCAGCAGGGTCGGCGGTCAATGGTCCTGCTGCGGCGACCTGGCTTGGTTATGCGGAAATGATCTGCTCTGTCACAGCAATTGACGGAGTTCCTGTACAGATGCCTGGAACAAAAGAAGAAATTCGTGAACTGGCACGCCGGTTAGGGAAAACTGGGGTGGCGGCGCTTCATCCTTTCTTCCAGCAAGGGCAGGATGAAGAAGAGATGGTTGCTACAGCAAAAAACTAAGCAGGCACTCTGCGTTCCAGGAGATGCTTTATCTTCTGGATCATGGAGTGCCGTGGAATATCCTGACATCGTGGTCACGGGCTCGGCGCATGGCAGCGTGTATTATTACAGCAGAACGCGACGGCCACATATTTGACTGGAGTCAAAGGCAATATCGGGAATAGAGATGCTTACATCTACAGTACAAGGAGGGGCGTTTCGGTTAGATTTGCCAGTGGCACGGTATGTCTTCAGTGGTCGGTCCATAACATCGAGTGCCTCGTTTGTTCCATTGCGGAATAGATACAAAAACCCGGTTCTATTTGATAAGACAGATCGTGCGAGATATTTGTCGGACACAGTGCCTGGTGCGAGTGTGATGGAGGCAGATGAACGGAATGAAGTTTTGTCCAGGAAAGATAAAAAAATTGGTGCGTTGTTGTCTGTCAAGCTGGAACAGGTAAACCGTAACAGCTTGGGAAATAGCCAACTCAGCATGCAGGTAGCGAGAATTTTGCCCGAGGTGCTGGCTGAGAAATTTAGTTTTTCGCACCTAGATCAGGGTGAAAAGCGCTTTCCGAAGTCGGTTTCTGTATTTTCTGAACGAAAAAGAGCGTTAGTTTCTCAGCGCTCTTTTGAACTTGTTTCTGCAGTGATGCAGCCTTCAAAAAAAGAAGCAAAAAGACTCACGCCCTCTCCGAAGGGGGAGGTTATCCGAAATATTATTCCTTATCCGAACAGGAAAATTTTTCCTGTGTCGCAGGAAAATACCCGCCTGCATTTTGGAGGGCATGTGCATGCTCCGATTGGAATCATGAGGGGTCTGGCTTCGGAAAAGAGTATGGCTCCTCCGCCAGGGATAAGAAATAGAAGTCTGGAAAAGATGATGCAGGAAAAAAACAGTTTGCATCAAGTTGGAAATGAAGACATCTCTCATGGTGACTTCAAGACACAGTTTTCGTCATTCCGTACGGGGTTATCTGTACGTCATGATCCTGAAAGAAATTCGAGGATTTCGGCGCGTCAGGGGCACGGAGGTGTCGATGAACTCAGGTTTCCGCAATATCCCGGTCGAAGCATTGGAATAAATTAAAATATAGGAGAGCATTGATGGGCTTGACGCTCTCTGCGATCGAAAATGCTATTGGATCTGTTGGGCGCTTGGGCGCAACGGCCCCGGTAATGCTTGGGGATCTTGTGCTGACCGGGATTGAAGTTCCGGATCGTCTGCAGGTCGGGGGACGGCAGATGATGGTGGTTCATCGGCTTCCTGGTGGCGGGCGTGTTGTGGATACGCTTGGCAATGATCCGGGGCGTCTGGAACTGGCGGGTAAATTTCTTGGGCCTAACGCCCAGACGCGAGCTCAGACCATTGAAAAAATGCGTCTCCGTGGTGTGCCTGTTGTATTTTCTGCGGCGGGCATGGCTTTACAGGTCTGGATTGTACGCTTTGTCTATTCTTACGAAGCCAAGGGTGCACTTTGTTCATATGAACTGACTCTTGAAAGACCGGCAGAAAGTATTGTGTCTCCCGATATGGGAAAAACGCTTTCGAATGTTCTAGGCACTGATGTCGCCAGTGGCTTAACGCAAATCAGCAGCGTTATTTCTGATGTTTCTGACGGTTTGTTTGTTGAAAGTGGACAGGTTGGCTCGATTGTGGGGCAAATCATGCCTTTGGGAGCTTTGCTCGGTGTGGGTGGGCCTCTTGCAAAGGTTGGTGAGGCACTTACGACAACGAGCACTTTAAGCCAAAGTGTCACGAATTTGGCGGGAACATCTACAGCCCTTGAAAGTCTGTCTCAGCAACTCAGCGTTTCTGGGCAAGGGTTGATGTCAGCACTCGAAGTGTCTGGCCAAAATATTGAAAATATCCAGATTGGGAACGCCGCGTCTCTCTCTGCTGTCGTCGGAAATGCCGCGATACAGAGCGCAGGAGCAGATGTGGGAGGGCTTGTTAACCGGTCAAATGCCTATGTGGGGCAGACACAGGGGCTTACCGCGCAAATTCCGCCAGTTCATTCGTGAGGATTTATGAAAGATATTATCGTAACCTCAGCGGATAGGTCTCTCTTTCATCTTGCCGCACGAGAACTGGGTGATCCCTGCCAATGGTGGAGGATCGCGGAGTTCAATGGGCTCAGTGATCCTGATTTATCATGGATTGAGACCGTTCTGACACTGAAAATTCCAGGAATTATATCGGAAAGTTCGTCAGGTCTTCCTGATGATAAAGGACAATGACAGATCGCCAACTGCAAGTTCGTATTCTGTGGGACGGTGTAGAAAATTCGATAATTTCTTTGAAGAAATTTGAAATTGATTCCCATAGATATGAAGGGTGTGACACAGCAGTTCTGACTTTTGTTCGTAACGACGTTGCAGAGCACGGTCCTACACTTTGGTTTGAACAGAGTATTCTCAATAGTCCCTGGGTATCTGTGGAAATCCGGGATCTGAAAGAAAATAACGCGGCGTGGACCCTGATTTTTTATGGGCTCGTTGATCATGTGCGTGTTTTTTCACAAAATTCCGTTGTGGAAATGGAATGTAGAGACGCCCTTGCTCGACTTATAGATTTGCGTATGCAGGATTCCTGGCTGAATCATACGGGGGCCGATCTCCTGTCTGTGTTGGCCAAGGCTTCCGGTTTGGGCGCTCGAGTGTCGTTTCCGGCCGATATGCCTGATCATATGTTGGGTCAGTTCTGGCAGATTGAGCACAAGCGTGGGTCTTTTCTGTCTCAGCATCGCTTTCAGACTGCAGCTGATCTGGCATTTTCTGTTGCCCGGGAAGCATTGTGTGATTTGTATGCCGACGGGTCAAACCTAGTATGTGAACCGATACAGAGCTCATACCAAAATCAAGATGTCATTGATGTGCGAGGACTGGTTTTTGATACGGATTTCGCTCGGGATTTACAGCTATTATCCGGAATTATAGTGCATCTTGCGTCTTGGGATTCACGGCAGCGCAATAGTACGCATTTATATTACGATGGAAAAACATTTTCCGAGAGTGCACCTGTAACAGAGAAAACACTTCATACTTT